ACGTTATCAGCCCAACAGAGTTTGAATTGGTTTGTGACCTACACTCAAGATACTTCAAGCATACCTATTATAAACCTTGTACTTGTAGCCCGAAAACGATAAACAAATGGATTCAAGATTTAAACCTAGTTTGGACTTATACAAGGAATGGAGATAAGTAAAATACACAAATGGGAAAAGGCGGTTGTCATACTTCTTAACTCTAACGGTTGGGATTTAGAATGGTCAGGTGAAGGGATGTCTAGATATGATGCAATAGGTAAGACACCAAAGGGGTTGGATTGCGTAATAGAAATGAAGTTCAGAAATAAGCACTACGAGACTAAGATGCTTGAAAAAGATAAGTACGATGCTTTAATGAGAATAGAAAAGGATGTCATAAAAATCTATTATGTATTTGACCCTAAAGGAAATTTCTTGTATTACCTCAACACCTTAGAATTACCTGAACCAGTAAAAAAGTATTGCCCTGATACTACAATGTGGACAAAGAAAAAAATGTTAAAAGATGTCTACTTGTTACAAGAAAACGATGCCGTAAGGATTGAGCTAAACAATGAATAGTTATTAAATTATTTGTTTATATTGCGGTATAACTAAAAACAGAACAAATGATAGTGACAAGAGAAGTTCTATTATCTATTAAAGAAATTATAGAACAAAACGTAAAATTAGACCCAAGCCTTTCAGATGTAATAATCAACTATAAAATTAAGGAAACGGACAAGCCCAATTTTTTAAACATACAAATCAAATGAAACAGTTTCTAAGAATTGCCAAAGCAAGATTAAAAAAAAGGTTTCCTTTTAAAAAACAAAGAGATGCAATAGCGGCTAAAATGTATGTTAACTGGATAGGTAGAAAACAAAAATCAAAACAATGATTTTACTCGTAGATGCAGACAGTTTAATATTTGCCAGTTGCTACAGGAAACGTCAACAGCCTGATGATGAAAAATACTATACTGAAATTGGAGATGCAAGGGCTAAGTTTGATGAACAGTTTATGGGCATAGTAAACCACCTAGAAGACATCTATCCAATAGACAAGGTATTAACCTTTAGCGGTTCAAAAGGTAACTTCAGAAAGCTAATCACAAAAAAATACAAAGCAAACAGAAAAAAACAAGAGCTGCCACCTCTACTACAAGAGATGCACGAGTTTGTAAAAGAACACTATGACAGCATTTGGGGCTATGGGGTAGAGACTGATGACGTAGTAGCGAGATACTGGTACAACATAAGCAGAGACATAGGGCGTGACGAAGTTATGATAGTGTCAATTGACAAAGACTATAAACAATTCCCTTGCCTTATGTATAACTATCACTACAAGCACAAAGAAGTATATGACATAAGCGAAGAAGAAGCTATGTATAATTTCTATGAGCAATGTATAATAGGAGACACAGCGGACAACGTGAACTACTTTAAAGGAAAAGGGAAAAGGTTTGCAGAGAAATACTTTGTAGACTGTCACACTAAGTACCAGTACACAAAAAAGCTCTATGAGCTATTTCAAAAAGAATACAAAGGAAAGGCAAGACAAAAATATGTTGAATGCTATAACCTACTAAAACTAAGAACCGAGTAATGAGAAAAAAAACACATAAAGACCTAACCGCTTTAGAGATTGGTGAAGAGATTAAAAAAGAACTAGGCATAGACATATATCAAAATACAAGACAAGCGTCTTACGTAGAGGCTAGGGCGTTAATGTGTTACCTTCTTAGAGAAAAATTAAACCTGCGTTGGACATCCATCGCCAAACTATTTCAAAGTGAAGGGAAACATATGGACCATTCAAACGCTTTGCACTTAGTAAAAATGTATCCTATTTACAGAAGGGATGATAAAAGACTGTTAGAGCTTGAGAAGACATTTAAATTTACTCGTAAGACTGGTTTAGATTTTGACTACACTAACTACCTTGAAGATAAATATGAAGCACTAGAGGAAAGGTATTATAAGCTAGAAAAAAAGTATTTAGACATTATAGAAAAATAAACATATGAGGGGGGCGCGGACAGTTTTTGTACTAGGAGTAGGCAAGAATTAAAATGCTCCCCTTATACATAGCGGGGTGGTTGCACTAATTAATATTAGTCTTTACTTGGGGAAGTATCCACCTTGCTTTAATCAAAGAGAGGGGCAGTTCACTATAAATTAATCCCTTGAAGGGAAACACTTTTGGTTAAATACAAGCTGACCCCTCTTTTTAACACCAAAGAGAGATGACAATACTACAATTGATGCAGAGAGATTTAGACAATAATGGAATAGAAAATGATTGATATTACTATTGCCTTGCTTTTGCTCCTGCTATGGAATGGATATCTATTTTACCATATGAAAAAAAATAAGTAGATTAAATTCGTTATATAATTGTATTGAATAAACAAAAGAAAATCAAATGGACAACAGAAAAAATAATGGGGGTGCTAGAGAGGGCGCAGGTAGACCTAAGAAAGCAGATGAAATTAAGCTAATTGAAAAGCTAGACAATCTGATAGATAATGACGAAGTAATTAAAACACTAGGTAAGCAAATCTTAAAAGGAGACTCTAGAGCAATGTCTTTATACTTTGGGTATAGATACGGCAAACCAAAAGAGTCCGTTGATATAACGTCTTCTGAAGGCTTCACAGTTAACTTTAAAGACCTCATTGAATTTAAGTGATAGAAGTAAACAAAAAGTATGCACCGATATCTAACGCTAATTCTAGATATTTCATTGTAACAGGTGGCAGGGGTTCAGGGAAATCATTTTCTATAAACTTGCTCCTAGTGTTGCTTACCTATGAAGCTGGGCATACTATTCTGTTCACACGTTTCACATTGGCCTCTGCGTATATATCCATTATACCTGAGTTCATTGATAAGATAGAAACCTTAAACATTCAAGAGGATTTCCACATCACAAAAGACGAAATAATAAATAAGCGTTCAGGGAGCAAAATAATCTTCAAGGGCATAAAGACATCATCAGGAGACCAAACGGCTAACCTGAAGTCTCTGACCAACGTCAGCACGTGGGTAATGGATGAAGCCGAAGAACTAGTAGACGAAAACATATTTGACAAGATAGATTTATCAGTCAGAAACCTAAAGAACCAAAATAGAATTATAATGATTCTAAATCCTGTGACTAAAGAGCATTGGATATACTCACGCTTTTTTGAGGACAAGGGAGTAATGGAAGCCAGTAATGTAACCAAAGGGAATACCACTTACATACATACCACTTACCAAGACAATATTGAAAACCTATCTACAAGCTATCTAGAGCAAATAGAAAACATCAAACTGAGAAGACCTGAGAAATACAAGCATCAAATGCTTGGGGGGTGGTTAGCTAAAGCGGAAGGTGTAATCTTTACCAATTGGAAAGTAGGACAGTTTAAAAAGTTTGGGGTTTCGGTATACGGACAAGATTACGGATTCGCAGCAGACCCATCTACTCTAATTGAAACCAACATAGACAGCACAAATAAAATAATCTACCTGAGAGAGTGTTTTTATCTCAATGGGTTAACTACATCACAGATAGCAGAACTGAACCTTAAACACGCTGAGAGTAATCTTATTGTTGGTGATTCAGCAGAACCTAGGTTACTGTCTGAAATAAAGTCAAAAGGTTGTAACGTAGTCAAGGCAATAAAAGGACAGGGGTCAATAACTTATGGCATTTCACTACTTCAAGATTATGACTTAGTAGTGGATGAAAACAGTATTAATCTAATCAAGGAGCTAAATAATTACTCTTGGCTAGAAAAGAAATCAAAGACTCCACAAGATTCTTGGAATCATTTAATTGACGCTATCCGTTACGCAGTATCATATCAATTGCAAAATCCAAACAGAGGAACCTATTACGTTTCATAAAGTTATTAAATAATTTGTGTATTAAATAAATAATGCTATCTTTGAGTATTGTTAATTAAAACAGACACAATGACAAATTCACAATCTTACGAGTACGGAGAAATTTTAGGTGCGCTTATCTCAATTCAGAACTTTTCTAAAATGGATGATAGACAGAGATACGCAGACATAGAGACAAAAGTGATAAATGATGCAATTGATAAAATGCAGATTTTGTTTGATTCTTTAAGTAAAGTTGAAAACACTCAATCACAAGAAATCAATAATAACCTTAAAAACATAATCAAGTAATGGAGTTTGAATTTATATACGGAAGCGAAACGGTTGAGGTAATTGGTTCAATTGGTTATGCTGGAGATGAAGGGGACTATGACACACCACCATACTATGAAGCTGTCTATGACCCTAACGACTTAGAGATAATAGTAAGTGGTGAGTACGAACATTATCAGGTTCAATGGTCTAGGTTAGCGCAAGAATTTAAGAATGAAATCGTTAAGCAAATAGAGAGTAGAGTGTAAATGCACGACATATGAGTAGATTATTAAGGCGGTCAGAAATGGCTGCCTTTTTTTATTTAAATTTACTAGGGCAAAATCCACTAATTAAATACGTTATATATATATGAAAGCTGAAATAAACATACCAAGCAGTCTTGCCGAGATTACACTAAAGCAGTATCAGAAGTTCTTGAAGATACAAGAGAACAACGATGATGTATATTTTCTGCAATGTAAGATGATAGAGATATTCTGTAATCTTGATGCTGTATCTGTAAGGCTCTTAAAAGTCTTAGATGCTAATAGGGTTATGGATATATTAAACGATATGTTAAACTCAACGCCTGAGCTTATACGGACGTTTAAATTAGGTGGTATTGAATACGGTATTATACCAGACTTTGATGATATGTCTTTAGGTGAGTATATAGACTTAGATACCTATATGGGTGATTGGGAAAATATGCAAATAGCAATGAATGTACTATACAGACCTATCAAAGAAAAGCTAGGTGAGAAATACATCATTAAGGATTACGATGTAACAACTAAAGACAAATTGACAGAGATACCTGTGGATGTGGTCTTAGGTGCAGTTTTTTTTTTATACAATTTAGGGATAGACTTATCCAAAACTATGCTGGACTATTTGGAACAGCATCAACAGGACAGCTCGATGCACAGTCATCTTTTTCAGGAAAGTGGGGCTGGTATCAAAGCCTATTCTCAGGACTCGCTCAAGGAGATATTACAAGAGTTGAAGATATCACTAAATTAAACGTGCATACTTGTTTGTATAGCTTGGAGTATATGAAAGAGAAAGCAGAACTAGAAGCAAAGCAAATTAAAAAGAATTTTAAATAATGGCAAATCAAGGCGTAAGGGGTTTTTACCAATTAACAGAAACAATCAAGACCGAGCTACTGGGAGATGAAAACATCAACACAGTAACCACAGGAGACATAACAGACGTAAACCTTAACAAGCAGGATATCTTCCCCCTTGGCCATATTATAATTAACAGCGTAATAGATGAAGAGCAGATACTAAGGTTTAACATTACCGTTCTAGCTTGTGATATTGTTAACCAATCTAAAGAACCAACGGTTGACAGGTTCAGAGGAAACAACGATGTGCAGGATATATTAAACACCCAACTGGCTGTTTTAAATAGACTAATACAACGCCTTAGAATGGGTACACTTTATACAGATATGTACCAGTTAGACGGAAGCCCAAGCCTTACACCGTTTTATGATAGGTTTGAGAATCAACTTGCAGGGTGGTCAGCTACTATGGACGTAATGATTTACAATGACATATACATCTGCTAATGGAGTTTGACAACATAGAAGAAGCTCTAAACAAGTATGCTAAGTATGTAGTGCAACAGGCAAAGTCTAACCTTACCAAAGACAAGAAAGGTAGCGGAGACTTATA